GTATAAAACATGAACCTGTTTGGTTCGCACTTCCAACATTATTTAAAGCCGCATAATCAACATATTTGACTGCACCACCTTTTAAGTCTAACTTACCACCAGCTATAGCCGCGCCACGAACTGCATTTCCTGTTAATACTCCACTATTAATACTTGCATTTAAGTTGACATCAGAACTATAAGTAGCCCAGGAAGCAACAGCATTTGAAGGGCTTTGATCTTTTTGTTGTAGTTGTGTATATCTGGTATCTGTAACTGAATATCCAGGTGTATAATTGGCAACATGTTGGACTGTATCAAAAATAAGAATATCATCTACTTCAAAATTAGCTTGATCTCCTATACTAAGATTAGTTCCAATTCTAAGTAATGCTATGCTTGAATCTCTCGTTCCTGTAAAACTAGTTCCAGTTACTCCAAACTGACTCCCATCGATAAATAAACGTAATGCGCTACTATCAGCTATTGCTGTATCTATATTCCAGTTGAATTCAAGTTCATAAGTTGTTCCCAAAGTAGGCGACCATACTCCATGATCTACCTGGTAAATAGCAGAACCTGCTGAATTAGCAACGATAATTCGAATATTACCATCTGTCTTTTGATAGACGTTAACAAAATTATCAGGGTCAGCATTAGCTTTGCTGATAACAAAAAAGTTTTGTAAAGTAGCTGGATTTCCTGTATAATTAGGAGTCAACTTCATTCTGACACAGCCTACTTGTTGAGAATCAGCATTTAAATTAGCATCGTAGTCTACATATTGTAGAGTACCACCTTTTAAATCTAATTTTCCTCCACTTATAGCCGCACCTCCTACCGATGTTCCGGTAAGAACTCCATCTCCCCATGTAAGGTTAACATCGGTATTATAATTAGCAGCACAAGTAGCATCAGGAAATAACCCAAATTCACTTTTTGCTGAATCATAAGTAAAACTTCCAGGAGTACTAAAATCCTGAGTAAACGTTTGTCCAGTATTATCTATAAGTTTCAACCTGGCTCCACTTACCACCTCTATATCAGTGGCATTAAATGACCAGCCAGACCCATCGTTAAAATCGTAAGTTCTTGTTATTGACATTATAAAATGAAATCCAATATACGATTATTAAGGTAAATATTTTTTGCAATAGTTGGAATTCCAAGTGGTATTCCATCTGGACAATCTCCTCGATTACTATAGAGGTTACTTACATGAGACATTAATGCCTGGCGAATATCAGGTGGAACACTCAAATAATTAGCACCATAACCCGCTATAAATTCAATTTCAATACATTGCAATCTAAAATCATAATCACTCGGCCATGTACTACCATCAACAGGCAACACACTTGAAAAATCAGACTGAACTGTATTGTAATAAATAGCAGTATCAACTGTAGTCAAAACACTATCTTTATAATATTTTATTGACTCTACCGATTGCAGTTTAGAACGACGTAATTCTATTGGATATGCAGAACTATAAAATAACTCAAAATCGCTGAAATTATCACGATATGTCCTGTAAGTTTTATTTATAAAATCACGCTTAGTTAGTTTTTCTCCCGTTGCCGTTGCCGCTTTAATAAAGCCTATAAGGGCAACATCATCATCTGTTCCTTCAATTCGAAGAAAAGCCTTCACGTCTTCTAGTCTTATAGCTAAATTTGTGGCAGGAGCTATAACTAGATAACTCCATGCCTTCTCAATATTTTTTTGAGATGTATAGACCATTATGCGCCGTAATCAGCAGTTACTAGTACTCTACTTACAGAAACTTGTCCGCTTCCTGGAAGCTGAACTGCAATATAAAAACCTGTTCTAGCACTATCAGTTATTTCCAGAGTAAAAATACCAGTTGCTAATGGCTGAACTACCAATGCTTTTTTAGCTGTTAATGTTCCAAACACTGCTCCACTTGCTGTTTTAACAGTCACAGTTCCAGAAGCTGTTACCGCCGTAAGGCCAACACCTGTGGCAGCATCTGATAACCATACATTAAATGGAATGCCGGAAGCTATCGCAGTTTCATGTCCATCTTGTACTTCTATGGCTATCTCGCAGATAGTAGAAGCACCTGCTGCTATAGTGTATCCAACCTTCGTAGGAATAAACGCACCTTCCATAAAAGGAGCATTATCACGTCCCGCTCCATCTGGGAAATCAGTCCCATTGTCTAAACTCATTTGTGTCAAATCAGACATTTTAAACCTTTAAAAAATCTTTGTTATTTTCTGCTTCATAATCTAAGATATAATTAATAATATCTTCTTTTTTGGTGATTGTAGCTCCAATGGTTATTCCATTTTTTAAACATAGTTTGCGTAATTCAACTACAGCAAATTTGGAATGATACTCATTGTAACGATCAACATCGTCTTCTTTCCCTACAATTTCGTCCTGTACTGCAAACCCTTTTTCAATTATCTTTAAAGCTTCTTCCCTAGTTATATCATCAGCAATTCCGTTGCTATACATAACTATGGTTCCATCTTTAAATTCCCAGGTACAATCTTTTGAAAATTTTATTCTCATTATCTTTATTTTAGTAAGAGGGCAATTAATATCGCCCCCCATATTTAACTTAGTCGGCAGTAGGAATTGAACGTGGATAAGTCTGTAAAGCAGTCGCTCCAATTACACCTGTAAAACCAGCATTTACAAGGTTCAACCTCACATATCTTTTATGGTTAACAGCACCTATTTTTTTGACTTCATTACTGTCAGTGGTTCCTGTAAAAGTAGCATTAGCAGTAGTTCCTAACTGATAAGCAGCGGCAATAGTTGCGACATCAGATAATCCTGAATCGTCACCATCCTGCAATAAAGGAGTACATGTTCCAGCAGATGTTACGCCTACTTGAATAATAAACTCAATTCCTTCAAAACCTTTGGTGTCTATAATCGCACCAGCATTAGTTGCTGTGTCTGTAGTAAAAGCTACAGGAGCATACCCAAGTGCTGGGGTAAATATATTATGAAAATCTCTTGCTGACATTTTTAAACCTCGATAGTTATTGTCCTTCTATATGAGAAGGACATCGTTTTATAATTAAGCACCACAAACTAAAAATTTAGCAGCTTCCGCCTTAACAACATCTCCACCTATTCTGCGGCGGAAAACAAACTTAACTTGATCTGTACTAGCCAAGGTTAAGTCATCTCTAAGGATAGATGTACTTGGATTGTCAATCAAGCAGTATAATTGTCTCCAATCACCATAAGCTACTGGTTTAGTTGAAGAACCGATGCTTGGCATATCTTGTATAATGGTATAAGGAAATCCATTGATCAGATTAGGAGTTCCAACTTCTAAACTCATTTCAGAAGGCCACAAATATCCACCTCCACCAGCTTTGAATTTTCTGATCAAAGCTAATGTACTTCTGTTGAATACAAATGATGGGTTATACCCAACCTTTAATGTTCCTGTAACATCTATTAAATCATCAGAAGTAAATGCTGCCGATGTAGTCGATATTGTGGTTCCTATGTTAGCATTAAGCATGATTCCATTAGCTACAAGTACCCCATTTCCATTAGTAATCCATTCTCCTTCACGGTAAGCTGACTCTTCATTGAAGTCAGAAATTATCTCCGTATCCATATCAAAAGCTGAATCTTCCAACATTTCTCTTGACATGATAGTTTCTACCATCATTTTCTTTAACTCAATGGTAATTTCACCGTATACAGGCTGACTTTCAGTTACAGTTCCGCCTTGACCTACACCAGCCATAGTTAAGTTGCTGGTTCTGGTAGGCTGTTTGTAAACAGGTCCTGTTGTCTGTTTCACTCTGACTAGACTTCTCCAAGGTGAAGTTTCAGTAATATTTTTCAATATTTCATTACTTACATCAGGAGGTAACAGTAAAGAACCACCAGAAGGCATTACGTCAGTACGTAAGTACTTCAGTTCGTCAGGACTGATTTCTCCTTTAACCATGAATTTCTGCATGGTTTTTTTCTGCATCTCTTTTTCTTCTTCCTTAGTGCCATTTCCATGCCGAGCCATCTGCTTTTCAAGAGTATCAATCTGCTCTTTTAAATCAGGAATATTGCTATTCTTTAACTCTTCTTGAAGCTGAGTATATTTTTCGTCCAGTTCTTTTTTACTGTTTTCGGATTTCAAGAATTTTTCCGTAACTTCTTGGTTTTTTTCTTCCTGCTTATCAAAAGCTTTTTCAATTTTTTCAAGCTTTTCTTGGTCGGCTGAGTTTAAAGTCTCAACCCCTTTTTCCACTAAAGCCTTAAATTCGGCAATATCTTCTTGTGTTACAGTGTTTTCGCCTTCTGCCATTTTATTTTCCTTTTAAAACTGAATTAATTTCTTTCATAGCTTTTCCTAAATCAATCTCAGGCTCACCCTGATTATTATTGCCGGCAGGCTCACCCTGCTTGAATTTTGTTTTAGAAGCTAAAAACGTACATGCCTGTTGGGAAAAAATCCCAAAAGATTTTAAAAATTTTTCGAACTCATGCGGATTATTAATATTCTCAACATCCGCAATAGTTATTAACGATTTATCAGCTAGTTTTGATAAATAACGTTCTGCATGTGCTAAAATTTTAGGTTTATCAGACTCTGGAACATCTAAACCACCTCTAGCACCGGAAGTAGCGGCTTTTATTGCTATTAATGCTCTTGGAACTGCTTTGAACTTCCCATCTATCCAATTAGCATATGGGAGTTTATAAGCAGTGAAATTATCAGCATTTTCAGCATCATACCACATGAAATAGTTTTTATATGTAGATGATGGTTTCTCAGTAGAACCTGTATGCTCTTTGATATTTTTAATAGCGCTGGTTTTACTCCATGCTGTATCGCGATCAGCTAATGGAATATTTTTAAAACCTGTTAATGCTTTAAAACTATCTATTTTTGCAAGAGGATTCATAGGGATGCTGACAGGTGAAATTTCCCATAATCGAGCTTTTGATATGACTCTAATATCTTCTTCCCATCGCATATCTTGTACTGAAAATCCAATGGACATGCTATCTACAGACCCAATTCTAATTTGGG